ATAGTCGACCATCCGGTAATAGAATAGGTGTAAACTTAATACTCCAACAGGTCCATTTCCATAATCTTTCGATATGCTCAGGATCTTTCGGTTTTCCATGCGTATATATTGATGTAGATTGATATTTTGAAAAATCAAAATATGATCTCCAGATATTATGCACAATATCAATTATTGTGAATAGTAGACGTCTATCAAATTCAGACCAATCAATACTTAATACTGTATTGGGTGAACCACGATGATTAACCTCTTCGGTTAATTTTCTCCATCCTCCTTTCATAATTTCTCGACCCCATAATAATCTTCCTTCATCGTTATTAAGGTATATCCTTTGTAATTGCCAAATAAACATATTTTCAGCCATTAATAATAGCTTAGTTGCTCCAAATACAGCTCTGATTTTATCAGGCTCGTCTTTTGATACAACATGTGATCTAGCATGTAGGGTATTCCAACAATAAGGTATTGGGTCATCATTATCTGTCCAAAATTGCTTTGACTTATATTTAATACCATGTATTAGACTTCGATTATACACAAAGATTTCATTATATAAATTATGAAAACTTGGTGAATCATCTTTAATGTATCCAGTTGCTTGCTTGTAATGTAACCATTCTCTAACTCGAAAATACTTACTCACTTTATTTTTAAATTTCTCCCATATATTATCTTTCCAATCGTACTCAGTTTGATAAGGTACAAATGTAAAATCATTTAGATTCCACGGTGCTTCAGCACTCGTTGATAAGGTCCAAGAATAATATCTTAGATCTGGGTATGCAATAGGGTAAAGTGTCTCACTTGGTTTAAACATGTCTGCTGTGGTTTGTATTGATGAAATAAAGCTATCATCTATTGGTATAGAATGATAAGGTTGTTCAGTTAATTCAAAGTTCTTGATTAGAGCTTGATCACTAAAATCAGATCTTCTATTAGTTAGAACAGCTTTAACTTCTTCTTCAGAATAGAATTTTAACATTCCATTCATTACTATTTCATTTCGATTTTCTATCACTTCTGTTGATAGTTTAAATTCAAATCGCCATGGAATAATCCACTTTTCAATTCTTTTCAGAAAACGCAAATTCATTTTGCACAAAACTAATTTTTGCTAGTAA